TTCCGAGTCCGTGAACTCCAGTTTTACCTCTGTGGTGTTCTGGGCATAATGGTATTGCAAGGTAGTGCGAAGACCTGCCCCATCCTTGACCGGCCCGCAGATGATGAATTTCAGACGGGCTATCAGCGTACCCAATTCTTCGGCAGACCATGCATCCGAGGGCTGCAACTTTAGAGAGATGCTTCTTTTCATCTTTTGTCATAACACCAATGCTTGTTGGGCTACCCGCTTGTCTTGCAGGGGCTTGTAGTCGGTATTTAACTCGCAACCAATGTACTGCCGACCTAAATTCTGGGCTACCTGTGCCGTGGTTCCTGAACCCATAAACGGGTCTAGAACAATACCTCCAACAGGCGCACCAGCCAATATACATGGCTCAATCAGTTCTTGCGGAAATACGGCGAAATGCGCTCCAGAATAAGGCTTTACAGGAACGCTCCACACAGACCTTTTGTTTGCCATTCCATCCGCACCAAACACTCTAGCACCTTTGCTAAACCTGTCTCCATGAGCGTAGTCTGCTTGATACCCCTCGCCATTTTTGTCCCTAACTTCTGGCTCTCCCTTAAGAGGTTCTTTTATGGCTTCATGGTCGTAGTAATACTTTTGCGACTTGCTTAGTAGGAAAATATACTCATGCGCCTTAGTGCATCGGTCTTGCACCGACTCAGGCATTGGGTTTGGCTTGTGCCAGATGATGTCTTGGCGTAAATACCAGCCATCGGCGCGTAGGGCAAATGCCAGCAGCCAAGGAATACCAATCAGGTCTTTAGGTTTCAGAGATTTAATTATTTTTTTACCATGATGTATTTGGTTTTCTTCGTAAGCTTTGTTAGTCCCAACACCATCACCCCATGTTTTGTTTCCAGCAGGGGATGTGTTGTAACTATCCCCAATGTTTAACCAGACAGTTCCATCGTCAGCCAGAACATCCCTGACGCACCTGAACACTTCGACTATAGCGGCTATGTATTGCTCTGGGGTTTCCTCTAATCCTATTTGCTCATCCCGACCATAATCCCTAAGCCCATAGTAGGGTGGGCTGGTCACGCAAGTCTGGGCTTTTACGCCTTCTTTAGCCCATTTCCGCATGGTTTCCCGGCAGTCTCCAAATTCAATAATATTCATGCAACCTTGACCGATGCCCGCATAACTGCGCTCTTGAAGTCTTGAGGGTGGGTAAACTGGCTCTCATCGATGCCCAGCTCTCGGGCCTTCGCCTGTATTCCGGGCCACGTCTCATGCCATTCCTTGCCCTGAACCACTCCCGGCAGGGTAACTTTAAGCTCGTCAGACCACCTCTCTTGGCGTAAAAACGTGGCTGGATAGGGTATGAACTGACCGTCATTCTTGCGCCATTGGTCTGACCGGCATTGAGCCTGTATCGCCTCTAATAGCTCCGCAAGGGGTGGACGGATCTGGTCGGTCTGCTTCCAAGCCTTCCGAGCGTCTCCCTTGGCAACCTTCTTAGGGTAGGCTTTCCAAAAGGTCTCAAAGTCAGTCATCCTCGCGCTCCCGTATAGACTTCGCAGCCTCTTTACTGACGTAGCTGGCGAGCTTGGCGCACTCAGCTCGCTCGTACTGAACGGCCTTCTTGATGGCCTTCACCATAACCTCGGAGGCGCTCTGCTTAACGTCCCCGATGACAACCTCTAGCATCTTGGCTATCTGGGCATCTGAGGCCGTCCAAAGCGGTTTAATCAGGTCTCCCTGAGTTCTGATCATCCCAACCGACAGGGCTAGGTGTTCTATATCGTCACGGGTCATTTTTTTTGCCTTATCTGAGCTGCCAGTTCAAGACCAACCTCCCGGTAGTCCCGGTCGTAATCCTCGACCTCAATCTCAATCTCACGGGCGCAAGCCTCGCGGGTCTGTGCCTCAACTAGGTTTGATAGAGCCATCAAAAACTCGTCAGGACTCAAGCCCTGCGGGACTTTTGCGATTAAATTGCCTACGTTTTCTGTATCCATGTCTGAAATACTAGGGCTTTTAGAAACTGTTTGCAAGTCCTTATCGACCAAAGACCGACCAACTAGCAAAAACAGGTTTTTGCCAGACTTACATGGAGATGTATCCCGTAACAACGGTACTCTAGGTAGCCATGCCCACTACTAGACGGATATAGCGGGTGTCGACCCCGGCTCTTGGGCTACTTATTCCCAAGCCTCTATCCCATCCCCGCCTTCTACTTTGCTGGCGTTTCGCGCAGTCGGAAATGGAAAAACCCTTTAGTGGAGACTTGGGCTTGACAGGCCAGCATCGGGCACGAACCAAACGATGACTACAAGCCCCCACTAAAGGGTTCTGGGTACTACGTTCGTGCCAAACGCCGGGGTGTCACTTCCGACGCATGAATTGTAACGGTTTCCAATACCGTCCAAGTTAGATTAACCCTACACTTTGTAGGGAAATATAAAAATAATTGAAAAAGGGGTTGCAAACAGTTTACTAATCTGGATAATCACTTCTACGGTCACTTTGATCGTAACTAACCGGAGAGAATAAATGAGCAAATACACAGTTTTCCAAATCAACCTGTCAGATGAGCAGCGCAACACCCACGCAATCCGCGAGCTGTTCCTCGACACCATCATGTCACCCACAGACAAAGCAATTGCAGCGGCCCGCGACCTTTACGAAAAAGTTGCAGTTATTGAGGCAGATTCCTTTAGCGACGTTTTTGACATCGGCAACATCGGCCCAGAGCAAAACATTGAACGCATCGCTCCGATGCACTCTGTATCAGTTGGTGACATTATCATGTCAGAGTCTGGTGAAGTTAAATACGTTGCACCTTACGGTTTCAATCCAATAAACTTTTAATAACCGGGGCTTCGGCCCCCACCTTCGGAGAGAATAAATGACAACATCACAAACTTGGTCAATATATCGGGATGATCCTGTTGACCATGTCCTCAAAGTAACAACCCCCCAAGGCTATTACCACCAATGCGCTCATTGCAATGGTCGCATCTTTACGTCTGACCATGACTGCCTTGAGCGTTTTATCACCGACCACCAAGACTGTGAGGCAACGAAATGACTGACGCAGAACACCACCAGCAAGAACTTGAACAACAACAACAAGAGGAGCCAATCACAAACCACGAACTAGATTTAATTGCGTACAAGTGTTTAGGAGTTGCCCAAGCAATGCGCGACCTAAGTTTTCTAACATCACCAGAACCGTTTGAAAACATGAAAGCGCGTTTAATTGAATTAGCCGATGAATTTGAAACTTTAAGGAGAAAGTACGATGAGCAAAGTAAATCAAGTCGTTAAGCATTTGAAAACCCGTGGACACATTACATCGTGGCAAGCAATTCAGTTGTATCGCGCCACACGCCTTGCAGACATTATTTTTAATCTGCGATCCAAAGGCATGGCGATCAACACGGTGATGTGCGTGAAAGGCAAGGAGCGTTACGCTCGTTACGTTTACATGGGGAAGAAATGACTAAAGAAGAATTTGGTGATTTAATAGCTGGTGCGTTGTTTGCACTCGTAGCAGTTCTAGCGATGTTTATCTAAGGAGAATAACTTGAATACAGGCATAGTAAATATTAAAGGCAAGGAGTACATGACCGTAGCCTTGCGGGTTCAGAAGTTCCGTGAGGCTTACCCAACTTGGTCGCTTACGTCAGAAGTTTTATTTCGTGACTCTGACTGCGTGGTAATGAAGTCCATCATTGCGGATGAGACCGGCAGGGTCTTAGCAACAGGTCACGCCGAGGAGTACCGCAAGTCCTCGCAGATCAACGGTACTTCAGCCCTTGAGAACGCGGAGACTTCGGCCCACGGGAGAAGCCTTGCAGCTCTAGGGATTGGCGGTACAGAGTTTGCGTCTGCCAATGAGGTTCAGAACGCTATCCATCAGCAAGCCACGCCTAAGAAACGTGCGACCAAGAGTAAAGAGGAGCTGGTCAAGCTGATCAATGAGGCAACAAGCTCTGAGATTCTGTCGGTGTTCTGGAAAGCTCTAACCCCAGAGGAACGCGAGCTGGTCAGGACTGAGGCCGCGCATAAAGGCGCAGAACTCAAAGGGGCCAAAGATGCGTGAGGCCAACCCATACCAGCTCGATGGGAACTGGTGGAACGCCCGGCTGGGCAAGCTCACCGCCTCGCGTATGAGCGCGGCTATGAACTTCTTAAAGTCTGGCAAGGAATCCAGCGAGCGCGAAAACCTACGCTATGAGGTTGTAGCCGAGAGGATCACCAACACCTTCGCGGATAAGTACACGACATCTGATATGCAATGGGGGGTCGAGCAAGAGGCCGCAGCTAAGGAACGGTTTGAGTCCGTGACCGGTTTGATCGTGACCGACACCCCGTTCATTGACCACCCGCGTATTGAGTTTTTGGGATGCTCACCAGACGGTTATGTGTCTGACGGGTCGCTCATAGAGGTTAAATGCCCCAAGACCAAGACCCACATGAAGTACATCGCCAATCAGGAAGTCCCTGCGGAATACAAACCGCAGATGACCCTACAGGCGGCGGTCACGGGTAAGCCGGTCTGGTTTGTTTCCTACGATCCAAGAATGGGTGAGGGTAAGGACTTATTCATCAAGAAGTTCAAACCTACCCCGGAGGAGATCAAGGTCGTTGAGGACGCAGCCGAGCAGTTCTTGGCTGAGTGTGAAGCCCTGTTTGATTTCTACAACAACAAAGCTGTTTACTTTGATAAGGACTAAAAATGTTATTGATTGGATTAGCAAGAATCGGCAAGGAGCCAGCAGTTCGTTACACACCAGACGGAAAGCCTGTCATGGATCTATCGCTGGCTATGGACTACGGCAAGAAAGGTGCGGACGGCAAGCGGCCTACGCAATGGATTTCCGCAACCATGTGGGGTGACCGCGTGGAGAAGCTACAGAGCCACCTAGTCAAGGGCCAGAGCCTATTTGTGACCCTATCCGAACCTCACTTGGAGGAATACAAGCGTAAGGACGGGACTACCGGAACGTCCCTGCGGGCGAGGTTAAATGAGCTAGAGTTTGCTGGAGCCCCGCGAGATAAGGTGCGCGAGGAACCCAAGATTGAAGATTTAGATAGCGACATTCCTTTCTAGGGGGACTTATGGAAGATATTTCGTCAATCATTATTAAGCTCGACCTAAACCTGTCGGAACTAAAGCGTCTGACTAGAACCCCGGCATTTGCCGATAACGAAAAGATTACGCAGATCATTTTGGATATGCGCTGGCAGTTATCGCAAGCCCTGACCTCGATTGGTAAAAATGCCGAACCGAGTTAAGTGCTGGGCTCTGAAAGACTCAAGGGGCCGCTACGTTCAGATAGAACATGGTGCGATGCCGCAAGAAGCCTTTAAGAACTTGACATTTAGAACTCAACGGGCGGCTAATGAGTGGCTGGCTAGAAACTTGTACTGGTACTACAAGGCCAAACCCGTTCAGGTAATTGTCACTATCAAGGAGGTAGGTGAGCCATGACTTTTATTTCACACTTAGTAGCTGCCGACATTTGGTTTTTTATTCTGTGGATGATTGCGATGATCGCGATGGTCTGCTTTGTATGCTCACAAAAGGAAAAAAAAGATGAAAAGACTACTGATAGTTTTAGCCCTGACCGGGTGCGCCACCACAAACCCCGGGGACTATAGCGTTACCCCACCGCCTCAGAAGCTTATAGTGGATAAAGAGGTTCACGCCATGACTCGCTTAGAGACCGCAAACGCCATTCAGGACTGTCAGGCGGCTAGGACTAGGGCTGTGGTGATCTACGGACGCAGGGCCGTGGGAGGGGTGACTAGGGACGTTGTGATAGATGTAACGTGCGCCCCGCTGTACTAAAAAAGAACCCGGCCTAGACCGGGTCAAGCCCCAAAGGGCAAAGAGAAAGCGTCTTAACTGTAGCCCCGAGTCCCCTGCCGGTCAATGATTAGACTCTGACCGCGTGGGGACGTTTCTGGGGTGTTTGGGACGCTGATGTGCGTCCAAGAGTCAAACTCTAGGATGATCTGATCAAAGGGCACAGAGGCCGCTATACAAGCCTCTACGACCTCCCGTGGCTTCATGCCGGGAACCCGTAGGTCTGCCGCGCAGCCCAGACGGTGCTGGGAGGTGTCCTTAGACCCTACCGCGTCATTGACCTGTTTCGACCGAAAGGCCGAGTTGATCATCACGGGCTTCCCACCAACCGCAGCCTTGACCTGTTCCAATAGCGCCGCGAGACGGATCAGGTTCTCTTTCTCAGCATTGGACGGGATATTGAGCCAACCGTTACGCTCGGCGGTCTCAGACCGCACCAGCTCGTCATAGGTAAAGTGTTCGGATAGGTTCATTTTTTGGCCTTCATATCCATAACTTTTTCAAGCGTTCTGCCGCCAAAGTAGAACGACATTACCAGCATCCCCCATTGCCCTAAAAGGGATACAAAAGTATCGGAAATGTCTAGCCCCATAGCGTCCATGATTGCAAGGGCTAGGTAGGCCGTCAGGATGTAGATCAGAGTCATGGGTCGGATGTTTTTAGATAGCCAAGAGTCTGACTTCATGTCGGCTTCGGCTCTCTTGGTCAGGTTGTCTTGCTCGTTCATGTCCGCTTGGATCTGAGCAAGCTCACCCTTTTGTTGCATCTCCATAAGCGCAACTTGGGCTTTCGCCTTGGCCTCGGGGTCGGGTAGAACCTTGTCTAGGATCTTGCTACCTACTTCTAAAAGCATACCGATTGGGATCATTTTTTCTCCTTCGCTAAGATAGTTGAAGCAATCTGCAACATGGTTTTTGCTTGGTCTAGGTTGGCGGGCGGTGTAGCCCAACCCACGGTAATCTGGCCTATGAACCGGCTATGGTCTGGTGGGACGCTCACCCTACACCCAAAGGTCATACCCTTTTCGATGTACCAAAGCCCCACCTCGGATTGAGCTGCCTTGTACTCCCCGCAGGGGATCTCGTTAGCCATGAGAGCAACTACGTCCTTATTATTGCTGGCGTTGCTCGTAAATAGGCCAACGTCTAAACCCTCCATAGTTTTGTCACGGCCTTCTTTTGTATAGGCGCGATATAAGACCCGCGAGCCAATCAGGGGGTTGACCTTGAAGATAGCGACCACTTGGGCGTTGGTATGTTTAAAGAGGTGGGTAGCCGCGTCATCGACCCTACCTTCGGCTATCTGGGGGAGCTTTTGGTGTTCCTTATAAGTCCCAACAATTAGGTCTTTATGGTCGTAAACGATGTACCCCGCAAACGCTAGGATCGCCATCAGGATCAACGCAAATAGCTTAAACGGGCTATCCACATAGGCCAAGACCTTGGTTAAGGTGTCTTGACTCACAAGTGGCCCTTATAGATGTAATAAATACTGACCAGCAAGAACGCGCCCAATACCGCATAGATTTGTGTCTGTCTCCAGAGCTTTAGATCCCGGCCCAGCTCGTCCTTATTGGCCCGAAACTCTGACTGCATCTTTTCCTTGATGTCTAAGACCTTGCCAAACTGGATACGGCCCTCGTCCTCGCCAAACTGCTGGCAGAGAACCTCCTTGACCTCATCTTCCATCTGTTTTAGCCGGTAGAGCCTACGCCACTCGGTCATGGCGGTCATGATCGTAATGTCACCAAACTCTGTCCTTTGGCGTACCTTGTAAGCCTTGCGAGCCTTTAGCTCCGCAACCCCAAAGTTCTGTATGGACTCAACGGCGGTGCTGATTTCCTTGCCAGACTGTATAGCCGACTTTATGCCCTTGGTTGCACTTTGGGCCGCCGCAATGATTGGATCTATGTCGCTCATAATTCATTTGTCTGCCTTGTCGTTGAGGCGATCATATAGCGATCCGATTAAGCTCTCTATCTTGTCGAACCTTGCAGCCATCTCAACTCGAACCTCTTTGAGGTCATCTCTGCGGACGTACAGCTCACGCAGTTCCTTTTCTATCTCGTGGGTGTCCTTACGCAGCTCTTTTAAAGAGTCCCATAGCTCGCGGGCAAACCAACCCATTGCAGCCACAATCGTACCCAACCCCAGATTGATAACAGTCTGCCAATCCATCTTAGGTTTTCATAATGTAGCAAAGCGCGTAGTACGGGGGCAGATTGGCGTTTGTGCCAGAGTTACCAGCAGAGGCGGTCGTTCCAGTAACGGTCACAGTATGGTCATGGCTTCCAGCGGTTGCTGTTGTACCGCAATCGGTTCCACTATCTCCAGTAAAACGTCCGTCATCGTTTAAGTTAATTCTTATTGGAGCGCCACTAGTTGAATTGATGGTGTGTTGATGGCTACCATTTGCAGCCGTTGTTCCGCTTGCACTTAATGTATGGTCGTGAGCCACTACGATAGCGTTGGCAGAACCCCCGGTCGCGTCTACCGCGTAGGTAGATCCAGCACCAACAATAAACCGGTCTCTCAGGTCAGGCGTTCCGTTAGATCCATTACACAGGACGTAGCCCGCAGGGATAGACCCAATTGACCCAGACCACAAGAAAATACCGCCCGCAGGGATTGGAGTTGCAGCCGGTGGGGTTGCGCCAATAATTCCGTAAAGGTTGTCGTAGGTCTGGATGGTTACGTCTGATGAGTCCTTCAGGATGAACTTATAGAAGTAACCCTCAAGCAACCAGATGTCGTTTGGCGGTCTGCCGCTTGTCCCTAAAATGATTGGATTGGCGTTAGCCGTAAGCCCCGAGCTGCTGGTGTAAGTAGCCAAAGGCGTACTCGACCCGGCCTGATAGGTGTAAATCTTACCGGCGTTTAACGGCGCACCGTTGTTATCGAAAAACTGAAATCCGTTGCCAATTGGCGAAAGATTGACTGCCATAGTTATTTTCCTTTGCCTATATTCTTAAGAGGAATCATTTTCTTTTGGCCTCGCCGTAACGCAGACTGTTCAGCCATGCGTATACCGCGTTTTGCGCCAAGAGTTCCACCAACCGTTGCGCCTAAACCAGCACCCGGAACCCCACCTAACGCCCCACCAATAGAGCCGCCAACTCCGGTTCCCAAAGTTCCAAGCAACGGAGCTGCACCCAACTTAATAAAATTATGAGCTTGGACTGCCGCACCGGGATATGACGCATCGTATTGCAATATATGACCAGCATCGTTTAAATCTCGAACCATCTGACCAAGTTCTTTGTCATCAGTCAGTATTCTTAGCTTGTCATTGTGATCATTTAAGTATTTAGTAACGCCTTTTGCGTTCCATTGGCCCTTGTTCTTAGCACCCTGCTCTAATAAGCGATTGGCAAAATGGCCTTTAATTTCGTTAATTGCTTGTTGAGCTGTTGGTTTTAAGTTGTCTGGCATATCATTAAGCAACTTAATTAAATGGCGAGCTTGGTCTACGCTCATGCTTTCAATTGACGTAGCAATCTTTTCAAAAGGAACCGCACGATTAATTGGGTTTTGCGGGTCGTAGTCCATGATTTTGGCTACGCCCTTTGGATCGTCTAGCAAACGTCCAATCTTTGTTCTAATTTCTCTTGCGCCCTTGTAAATATCTTCGCCAGCCACTTTTGTAACGTCATTATCAATTTTGTCTTTTAACCGACCAACAAGCCGCGAACGCTCATTATTCCAGTTGGAATTAATGTATTGACGTAAGTTTTCAGCCTGTTCCACGGTCATTGGTAAAACACGGCCTTTGTCATCTAATAGTCCGCTTTCTTTTAGGTGAGATTGGATGCCACGGCGTAACGACATAAAGCTATCGTTGACTGTAAAATTTGACTCTGTATTAAGAAACTTTTGTAGATTTGTTGGATTTACTGCTGGCTGACCAGCCGCTACTTGCTTGGCTTGGTTGTAAGCATTAGCCATTTGGCCTTGTAGTTCTTGTTTAAATGCATCAAATGGCGCAACAATCCGTTCTCCGCGCAATCTTAACGTCTGTTCGTCTAGCCCAATTGAGCCGCCAGTTCGGTCAATAATTTGATTGCCAAAATCTAATAACTTATTTTTTTCGTTTTCAAACGAATCCCTAAATAACTTGCCAACTGGAGCGTCTAGTTTGCTAGTTTGGAATTCGCTTCCAGCGTCAAACTTATTACCAGTAATTGCGCTTTGGCGGGCTTCTTCAAACCCTACCCTTTGCAATACGTTTGCCCGTTCCTGTTGTTCGGTTAAGGCAACCGGGCCTTTACTAGAAAACTGAATTTCTCTATACGGCTGGTAAATTGTGCCGGTGGGCATTGTTGAAGTGCCACCACCCCTGCGCTTTTCTTGTAGAGCTGCTTGAAATTCAGCGTAACTAACTTTTGGCTTTCCGATGGTGGGTTCAACTTTTGGAGCTGCACCTTCTATGACTGCTGGGGCTCCGGTATCAAACGGTCGGGCGGTCTTTGCGCTAACTACCTGACCGGCCTTAACACCAGCTCCAGCAGCTACAGTTCCCACCATATTTTCAACGTCTGACTTTGGTAGACCGGTTTTTTCCGCAATCCAATCTGCACCCTTACTAATGTTTTTGCTAACAAAATCCATTAGTTGCCGACCAGCTTCGCCCTTGTAGGCTGGGCTTTCAGTAACTCCAAACGCCCTACCAAATGGGTCTGTAAAGGGTTTTGTTACCTTTTCTTGTAGCGCAATGGCTTCCTGTGGGCTCTTACCAAATGCGCGAGCGCCAGCGTATGTCACGGCCCCAACTGCTCCGGGTACTACATTTCCCAAAGTTACGTCTGCAAGGCTTGCAGCCGCAGGGCCAATGTCAGACGGCTTGCCAACGTAACTAGCGAGTGATCGTGGCTTCTTAGGTTCTGTTGGGGCAACTTGAGGGGCTGCTTGTGGGGCTGCTTCCGGTGCTTGCGTTCCTAGTATTAGGTTACTGATTGGATCTGCTGGCGCGGCTTGTGGGGCGGCTTGTGGGGCGGCTTGTGGGGCTGCTTGTGGGGCTGCTTGTTGGGCTGCTTGTTGGGTTCCAGCACCCAAGATCATGCTACTTATTGGATCGCCGCCTTGCATGGACACCTGACGGGTAGTTCCTACATTTTGACCGGTAGCCATGTCCACATACTGAGCCTTGTCAGGAGTGAGCTTTGGCAACATATCAAAAATTTTTTTTCGTAATTCCAGCTTATAAGCATTGAATCGTTCTGGGTTGCTAACCGTATCTCTTGGGTCTATGGGAACGCCATCTACTACGGTATTCCGTATTGCAGCTTCAATCATAGAAATCTGATCCGGTGTCAGATTTTGATGGAGATACGGGTCGCGGGCGTTCATTGCGCTATGTCTCCGGTGTTGGTCAATCTAACTATCCGCTGATACTTTTGATTAAGAGCTTCGCGTTGAGCTTGGCTCATGCCTTCCAAAACCTTACCGGCTGCGGCTTGTCGCAACTTTGGATCAGTAATGTCTCTGTTAATGTCCATTAACTGAAATATCTTGCTATCGGCATTTGCAGACCACATTTGAGTAAACCGTTGTGCGTTTGCATCTCCGTATTTTTGGTAGTGCTTTTGCATACCGGTTGCCATCATGTCCAAATTAGTTAGGTCTGCTTTTGCCCTTCTAGCAATATCAATAATTACCGTTGGATCATATGTAATATCACCAGCGGCTTCTTTGGTTAGTTCTAAACCGGCAACAGAATTTCCACCAACCGACAATGCGTCTTGATTAGACTTGACCACATTAGCAATATCTTTGCGTAATTTTTGGTACGTTGGGTCACCAATAGTTTCGTAAATTTTTCTTTTTCCTGCCCCAATTAAACCTGTTTCCGGAAGAATTGCTTCTTTGTCAATTTTTGTTGCGGTGCGAATTACTTCATCTAAATCGCTTCTTGACTTGGTTAAATCTAATTGACGTTTAGCCAAGTTTCCACGCAATGTTGTTCCAAACTCAATAGCCTTATCTTCGCCTTCACGTTTAGGCCGTTGGATGCCAGCCCTTGCTGGGGGCTCAAACATCAATGGAAAGTTGGATACTTCTGGTTGAACCATCTGCCCTGCCGCCATCGGAGCCGCCATTGAAGCTGCCATCGGAGCTGCCATCGGAGCTGGAGCTTGAGCCATCGTTGGTGCGCCACCCGGAATAGCAGAAATGCCAACTTGATTTTCGGTAACCGGAGCAACCATTAAATTCTGACCTTGTATTGGGCCGCGCAAAGGTGCGGTCATAGCTTCTGGAGTAACTCCCGGCCTTCTAAAAGCTGGCTGATTTGGAGGAATTGTAGACAAGCCCATTGGATTAGTTCCACCCATTGTAGATACACGGCTTGAATCATCTAAGCCCGCAAGCAATCGAGTCTTAAAATACTGCCTTAATTGACCCGGATCATTTTGTGCAATCTGGTAGTACGGGGCAAGCATTTGTTCTGCTTTGTCTTTAGGAACTCCAGAAATTTCTGCTTGTTGATTTCCATATCGTTTTAGAAATGAGATTACCTCTTGCTGAGGCACAGAATTTGGGTCTTGTTCTAATTTAACTAATAGCGGTTCATTGATAGCCGCAGTTAAATTATTTGTTACTGCTTGAACTCGTTTTTGTTGCAGCGCAAGTTCAGAAGTATCTGCTTCGGCTTGTGTTTTTTTAATTAAACTTGGGTAGAGTTCTGACAGCTTTTCAAGCTCAAGGGCTTTTGTAGCTGTTCCCAACAACTCTCCGAGAGATGTACGTTTTGCGCCTTGAGCGCCAAGCGGAATCTGTGGGTTTATTCCAAAGTCAGCCATGATCAATCCTTATGCCGGTTTGTACGATTTTAGGGCAGCTAGTGTTGCAAAATCACTTACGTTACCCAAAGCGTTTGAATATGCGTTTGCAGCTCCAATGGTTCCAGCGGCTTGAGCTTGAGCCCCACCAACTGCTAATTGACCTTGGCTTTGGGCGGTTGCTTGACCCGCTTGAACTCCTGTATTAACCGCGCCCTGACCCATACCAGCTATATTGGCTAAGGTGTTATAAATGTTTCCGCGCTCGGTCTGAAACCGATTAAATGCGTTTGAATACTCGGTTGAAGCAAGACCCTGACCAAATTCCGTGAGCCCTCTTAAAGTGTTTCCAGATATTGCTCCACCGCCTACGTTCCCTAACCGTTCTGTGGCTTGGGTTCCGTACTTCATACGAAAAGCCATTGATGGGTCTAGGTACTGATCTTTATAATCTTCAAACTGCCCTGTCAAAAACGCTTTTCTTGCGCCAATGTCTTTTAATGACTCATATCCTAGCTCTCGGTATGGGGCAAGATCCTCACGGCCTTGCTCGTACATTTCCTTTTGAATGTCAGCCGCATAAGCGGTGCTGTCGGCTATTTGACCAGCCGCAGACTTGGCGGCTTTAGCCCCCATGTACCCGCTAACTAAACTTGTGCCGCCAACTATTACTGCTGCTGCGATAAAAGACATTTTTCCACCTCGTCTAAACTGGTTACACCATTTTTGAGTTTGTTACCTATTCCGTACAATGACGTTTCGTCTGGCTCGACTAATTCTTCTTCTACTTCTTCCAACGTAGTTTTGTCAGTTCGGTGGAACGTGACCCCTACAGAATCAGTCACCGCCATCGTTACCCGCTTGGTTCCCGCCTTGGATTCAATTATATCGCCGGGGCGTAAAGTAACCATTCCTTTTTCTGACCAAGCAATAATTTCTCCCACGGCGCACATAAAAAAGTGGTCTTGCTTATGCACTTTTCCAACAATTAAAGTTCCAGCCGGTCTAAACAACTTTCTGCAATACATTCCAGCGTGAAAGTAGTGATCCGTTGGTAGCTCTACCGGAGGCAAAGCAGACATTTCTTTTTGCAAGGTGTCTATCTGTTCTCGCGTTGGAGTAAATTGTTCTATGACATCAGACATCGTAGTAAGGAACCTTTTTAGCTTCCCCGTTAACGGTTATGTTGATAAACCCTCGTGGGTTTGCCGGTAGGGTTGCAGAGCCAGCCGTAGCCGTAGAACTGCTAGAAAAGTTGAGCAAGTTCAAAAAGAATAGCTGCCACGCCGGGGTGGGTCTGCCCGCATCGTTGACCAGTTGGGAGGTCGGTATTACCTGATTCTGGGGTAGTTGGGCCATCAGTTATCCCCTGCTTCCGCTTTCAGGTTCGCAGACACAATGACCGCCTTGATTGGGTCGGTGACCACTACCTCAAATATCCTGTCCCTCGCAAATCCCAACCGCCTCCACATGGCCCGCGTGAAGTACTGACCCTGCTTGCCTATGGTGACCCAGTTCTCATTCGACCAAGTAAAACCACCGTCATCCGACCAGCGGAGCATGGCCTGTGGGTCTTGACCCTGACCGACCGGTAACCCTACTCCGGGCTGGAACTGGATCTGAAGCTCGGCAAAATACTGTCTCTGTAGGTCTGTGGTTATATGGGGACACCTTCTAAGACGGCGTATTAACTGACCGTCATCGGTGTACTGTGATAGAGACAGTCTATAGAGTTTGCCGTTCTCATAGTCACCAAGCAATACTTGCTGGTTAAAAAATGCACAGCAGTTACCCCGGTGGCGCTCGTATGCACCTTGGTTATTGGTGTAGAGCCACTTGTGCCAAAGCCCTGTGGTGATGTCATAGGCCCAAGTCAGGCCGTTAGTCCCAATCGAGGGAAAGGTCACAACGTAGGTCTCATGGCCCTCTAACTGGTACGTCCACGCAATCGCGTCAGATACGTCTTGACCGACCAAAGTCGTTTCAACCGCGTGGGTAGAGATCCTCTGAGGAATGTAGCCGTTCATCTGGACGATGGTGGCCTCACCCCGGTTGTTCTTAGAGACGTAGGCAAAGGAATTACCCACCCGCGCACAGGAAAAGGCAGCAGCAATACCCTGCTGGGTGCTAGACCCTTGAAT